ATTCCACGATACCGAAGATATGCTACAAGTTGAGACTGAGAAGAGCAGATGCCCATCTGTTGAAGGACTTGTTGAAGGATGAACAATTCAAGGAATATGCTAAAACTAAACTAGACAACACTGAATGTAGAATGTTGAAGTTGGGTGAGAAGAAGAGAAAGAAGCGATATGCACCAATCATTCCACAAGGGACTCTTGAGGAGTGGCTGTGATGGCTGGACCGATAAAGCATGTATATCGCAAGAGAGCAATGATACAGTTCGGTAAAGAACAAGGAAGGAAGTTATTCAATCTCAAGGAGATGAGATATTACCTGAATAACTTCATTGGTGTAAATGGTAAGATACACAAGCAGACTGGTACTACTGCCGTACAACTAACCAGTCTAATCAGAATACATCCTGATTTCAGGTTCTACCCTAGTCAGGAGAAATGGCAGTATATAGGACAATTAGATGAGGAGGAATAAGAATGAGCAATAAGAAAACAAATGAAGTAATAGAGAACGTGAGTCATGCAATTGAATCTAGACAGCAGATTGCGCTGGATGCAATAGAACTCATCATGTGGATGAACAAGAAGGTTACAGAACTGAATTTTGAAGTACACAAATTCAGGAAAGAAGCAGATGAAAAGATAAACCATTTCATGGATATATCTAGTATGATTATGGATGAGAGCAGGAGTGAGGAGTAATGTTGTGGACAGAGAAATACAGACCAACTAAACTCATGCATGTGGTTGGACAATCGAACTTCGTGCTTGATGCAGAGCATTGGGTGACTAATCAAGAGATGCCTAATGTCCTGTTGTATGGTGTAGCGGGTGTGGGTAAGACTGCCGCCGCTCTATCACTAGCAAACGATATGCTAGGTGATGATGTCAAGGCTAACTTCTTTGAAATCAATGCATCAGATGACAGGAAGTTGGAAACAGTCAGAACGAGAATCAAGGAGATTGCATCAACGAGCAAGATAGGTGAAGCACCATTCAAGATTATACTCCTTGATGAGATGGATGGTATGACTAGAGATGCACAGAATGCACTCAAGAGAATCATGGAACGGTATGCTGATAATTGTAGGTTCATTATAACTTGCAATGACAGGCACAAGATTATCCATCCTCTTATATCGAGATGCGCTAACTATTCATTCAAGAGACTGAATAACGATGCCATTAGGAATGTAATATTCGATGTACTGGAAAAGGAAAGAGTCACTCACATCA